TGTATTAGTACCTAACACTTTAGCTCCTGAGTAAAGAACATCAATTGTTCTGCTTACTCTATCAAATTTATCACTTGGCGGTGGATTAAAATCATCTGTTTTTTCTAAAACTTTCTCTAATCCGTTGTCATTATATTTTATTTTAAATACTTGGTTCATATATGTTTTATACTCGAAGTATAATACTTGAACTGTATTTTCATCATAATTACCCCACCCTTGTATATATTGGCGGTTTCCAGGCGCTTGCTGTATCTTATACAACTCGTCTTCCGATATATGCGGAAATTGTTTTTTAAGCTCTGGTATTGTTATTGCTTTTACCTCTCCAATATAGTATATATCGTCAAAATTTGGATCCTCGGTATAAGAATAAACTAAATAAGCTGGATCAACATATTCTGTTGTAATACCCTCAGATATATTATAATTAGTTTTTGTAGCAGCAATACCTAAAGTAACTAAGTCATTATTTAATCTTCTTCTTACTAAATCCCATTTATTATGATCAAGTACATTATTAATGGCTTCTTCTTCAGCTATTTCTATAGCTTCTTTATAAGATAATTGTAAATGTAAATCTAACTCATCTTGCGATTCAGGTAATTCATCTAAAGGTATATTGGAATTTTGAAAATTACCACCTAATAAAGCATTTGCTTGCTGAATCATCTCTTTATTATACATATCACGCATTAAATTTAAAGCGTAATCTGTTTTATTTTTAATAGATTGAGGATCTTGAGCGTAAGCTTTTACATCATATGTTTTATCAGATATTCCATTAACAACAATATCAACAAACTTTGGTATAATTGGAACTGGCTTCCAATCTAAATTAAGATAAGACAAATCGCCATTAATAGCTAATTCGTCTTTATACTTTTGCACAGATTGTTCTCCTCTAGCATAAAGTCTTAATTGATGAAAATTATTCCAATTAGTTTGGTATCTATTTTGAGCCGTTCTTCCTTGATTAAACCATTCTTGTTCTATTGCTCTAGAAACTTGAAGACCATAATCATATGACGCTTTTTCAGCGTCTGAAACAACTTGACTAGGAAAAGAACTATTAGTATTAGTGTATACCTTCATTTATTGTATTATTTTTGAAATAGAACTTCTATTATCGTATTTTTTAATTCCTAAATTATAATTTTGTTTTTGAATTTGAGCTACAGGCGAATATAAATGTCTATTACAAGCCATTATAGCTAATCCAGAGCTAATAGAGGCATCATGTGCTGTTCTATTATTAATATTAAATCTGCTCCAATCATTAAGTGTTTTATTAAAATACATAGTTCCGTAACTTCCATCTTGTAGCACTCCTATATTATCATTTATAAAACTTTCTATAGCAGCAGCGTGCGCTTGTTTTATATCTTCACCAGAGTTTGGTACACCACCTATTTCTTTTTCTGTTGGTGATAATCTATTCCAAACTTTATCAGGGCGGTTCATAGAATATCCTCTATACCCTCTTCTTTTTAAATAATATAAAAATCTTGGTTTATTATTTTCAGCTAATACGGGCATACCATAAAAAACAAGAGCCATTAAAATATCTTCAAAAAATATTTCAGCTGTCTGTGGCCTGGCTATATATTCAAGAAAGAAATGATTAATGGGAACGTCTTCCATTGAAAACTTTGTTAACCCATGTAGCGCTCCATTAGAACCTTTACCATCAGTTGTACCTGATATATCGTAACTATCTAATCCAAAGGCTCCACAATGCTCATTACCCGGACATTTAATACCGTTTTTGATTATTACGCGATTTTGCATATTATTAGGAGGAACCCATGATATTAAAAACCTTCCATCATTATTTGGTATAAATTCAACCTTAGTATCTTTAATGCCATTTGCCCATTGGAAGCTCCCTTTTGTTATAACACTTGTATTTCTTAAATCCTCGTTATAATCTATTTGCTCATATATTTTTGTTAGATTAAATAAAGATTGTTTCGCTTCATCTCTAAAAGCATGTTCTTCTGTTCTTGGGAATTGTCTATAATACTCATTTAAAGCATCTTGGTTTTCTTTTAATCCGTCAACCTCATTTTGCCAATGTTCAATTACGCCTATTTCTATTAAACTCCCGTCTGGCCCTCTTGTTTCTTTTTCTGGTGTTTCGAACACAGGTAATCCATAAGAATCAATGAATCCTTCGTAATTCCATTCCATAGGGATGAACAAACTATATAATCCTGAGCTAGTCTGTCCATTGCGGTTTCTTTTTGTAACATCTGACTCGTAATAAAGTTTTTTAAAATTCTCGCCTCCTTTGTCTAAAGCGTTTGACGTAGAACCCATCATACATTTACCAACAACCCTTGCTCCTAATCTTAAACAAGTCTTTGTAACCCTCCAGTTGTTTAATATATTATCAGGTCTTTCCCATTTACCACTTTCGTCGTGAACTAATAGTTTTAATTTTTCACCATCATAAGAGTTATCTCCCGTGTTTTTCCAGTCAATAGTTGTATCAAGCCCTTCAAGCTCTTCTGGCTTTTCGTTAGAATCTAATTTACGCCTTGTAAGTTTAGAAGCCGGAACCCTATATGCTAATTCAGTTTTAGGTCTATCCATACCATCTTGGATAGGTTTAAAAAAGAATGGATAATTAATAGATATTGGTACAACTTTATCTATAAACATTTTTTTAGCATCGGCTCCTGATTTTGATAATATACCAAATCTAGCATCACTAGATATAGTTGCTTGATTTACTAATTCAGAGGAAGACATAAAGGAAAAACCAGAACGTCTATTTTTTAAATAACACATGCCGTAACACCTGTTATCAGCTTTACACGCTTCCCAAAATATAAAAAACAATCTATTTGATTCTCTATAATCAGGCTTACCAACATCGATTTTACTCCATTGTAAATACGTATAATGTGTTCCTGTTATATATGTAGGTATTCCATTATTATAAAAATAAAAACCATTTTCTCTACGGCTAAATTCTTCATCAATATAATCATACCATTTTTCTTTAAAATAGTCTGGCTTATTATTCCAGTCAAATACGCTTTTTATATTGTTAAGTTCTTTAGGGTATTGAAATGGTTCCCAATATTGTTCTTTTTCTTTTTTAGATCTTTTATATCCGATCTCTAATAGCGGTAATGCTATTTTTAAATTTTGTATTTCGTAAATTTCACCAATTTTACCGGTTTTACTTATTACAATTATATCGTGCTCTTTATTATAACCATACTCCCATTTGTTATATCTATTTTGTTGATCTATAACTTTTTGCTTTATATGATTATCAAGTATTTTATATAATGATTGTTCGTACATTATTTAGACCTCCCTTCCGCAAAACCTTTGAACTGCTTAGCACTTGGTTCTTTATCTATAGCGTCAAGTAATTTTTGCTCTTCTTCTATTCTTGCTAGTATTTCAAAAGCATCAAAAATAGCTAACTTTTTTGTTGCGGCAGCATTTTTAAGTCTGTCGGCTGAAATATCATCGCCCGAGTCAACGATCTTTTCTTCTGCTACCTTTATAAGCTCTTTAACTGCTTTTTGCCCAGCTAGGATTATATTCCTCTTCGTTTCCTTGCTTGTCATATTTAATTACAATATCATTAGATTTCATACAGTATAAACGCTTGCCATCAATTAAAAACTCCCATTCACTATTTGGTGTAAACCCTACAATATCCCCAGGGTTGATTTTAAGCGATTTTAATGAACTATTACCGTATTTTAATATACCAATAAGCTTAGCTTCTTTATCTATTGTTAAATTGCTTTTATTTCTTATTGGAGAAACAAAACATCTATCATTAAAAGAATGCCATTCATTATTTGTTTTATATAAATATATTTGGTCAGGCGCTACAAAATACAAATTATCTTTAAAAGAAGATCTACTATCTTTTTTGTTTCCTTTAATATCATAAAATGTTCTAAAAACATTTTGATGTATTACTACAATATCTCCTTTTTTTATATTAGTATTTAAAGCTAAAGGAGTTTCTATTACTTTAGCAAATCTGTTAACAAATTTAAATTGCTCTATTTTTGTATTAACAATTAATTTTTTATTACCAACTTGTACTGTATTACTATATTTTTCACCGACTGGCTCTACTATAAAGTCATATACACTTTTCATTAGTATGTTAAGTCATATTCAACAGATATAGCCACATTAGAATTAAATTTTTTCCAAGGCATTACTTCAGAATCTTTTTCTATATATATATTATATGAATTATCTTTTTCGTTATATAATATATGAGATATTTCGTGACCGCCATAAACTTGCTGCCCTACAGAATAGTGCATTGCGTCATTTTTATAATCAGAGCCAATACTGATTTTTCTTATATTATTATTCATCTTTACTTAGCTCTGTATACTCTCCAGTCTCAAGATTAATATTTACTTGGCCATATTCAGCTTCAAGCTCTTTTTTATAATCTTCAACTTCTTTATTAGCATTTGCAAACTCGTGTAGTAACCCGTGCTTTTGAGCTTCTAAATAACCCATTTGATTTAATAGCTCATTTAACTTAGTTTGTTGTTCGCGGATTTTAGTCAGTTGTTCGTCTTTAATTTTTGTCATTTTATTTAATTTAAATTTAATTTATTAATATATAATTACTTATTATTATTTATTTTTCCTAACAGCAGAACCAAAGAAATATCCAAAGATACTAAGTACAATACCTTCACATATACCAATAAGATGTATCCACACTTCTTTATTACTTTCTGGTATTTGCAAATATACAATTGCATATATAATAAACGCAAAAGCACTAAGACCGGTTAAACCTGTTAAATTAAACATAAGGTCAAACCCGCCAGTTTTAGCTTTTTCTACCTCACGCTCTCTAGCTGAGTCTCTGTCTGCAACCTCAAGTTCATACATTTTTATTAATTCTTGATGCATTTGCTCTTTTTGCTCTGGAGTTAATTCAGGGTCTTTATCAATTAAATTTTTGATAACGCCTAATACACCTTTATCAGGTAATACATCTCCAACAATCCCAGGAAGTTTTTTGGTAATAAATTTACCAACTACTGTATCTTTAAACTTCTTTTTATTCTTTTCTTCCATAAGGAAAAATTTTGTTTAAAGCTTCTTTTCTTTTTTTACAACCACAATCAC